CAAGTGGGTTATCAAGAACGCAGTAACCACCTCAGTCGCTTAACCCATAGACCGCAGTGGGGGTTGATAAGCCCGCCTTCGCTTATCCCCCCATTGCCTATCTTTGCTAAGATAATCAGAAGGCAAACTACTAGGAGGCATCATGTCAAAACTTACACTTCCATCAGGCGCAACAGTTACCCTCAAAGACCCTAACTCACTTAAAGTTAAAGATCGCAACCGCATTATGAAGGCTGGCGATGGTGGGTCAGCAGCAGAGCGCGGAATTGCTATCAGTAACGCACTTCTCGCCGCAATTATTGAAGACTGGTCTTACGACCTTCTCATCCCTTCAGTTAAAGAGGAATCCATCGAGGAACTGCCAATCCCTGACTATTCTCTGCTCGTCAAAGAAACCGAAAGCTACATCAAGGCGATCTTCCCTGAACTTGCAGACACCGACCTCAATCGCTTGAATCCTGATAGCCCTTTAGAAAACTCGAACGGCTAAAAGGATTACTGCAAGGGTTTCAAAGAAATCCAGACTTTGATTACCCCGATGAGGAATGGTTCTACTTTAGATTTGCAGATAAGTTTGGTTGGACTCCTGACCAAGTAGATGATCTGCCAGCAATACGCGCTGAGTGGTTGATAGCAATAGCCGATACCATTGAGCAAGTGAAGATCGAAAAGATGGAGAACCGGTGAGCGATAACCTGCCCGAAGTCTTAGCGGCTTTGAAGGCATGGCAAAATCGCATGGATAAAGCAGGCGAGTTAGCTACGAGAGAAATCTCTATTGCTCTCTGGACTGATGCTCGTAAAATCGCTAGTGAAACTTCAAACCCCCCGATACAGAAAAATAACAAGTTACGGCATAACCCTCACATCGGCCCACGATCAGGAGAAGGCCCGAACATCGCAACGGGTAATCTCTTTCGCAATATCATCGCTCAACCAGTTAGGCATCAAGGATTTGGCACTTATGTCGCAAGCGTTGAATCCGGTGCTGAATACGCCAGAGCAGTAGAACAAGGCTCATCTAATTGGAATGGGGTAAAATACCCATATATGACTCCTGCGCGTGAGAATCTCATCGCAACGGGTAAAGCGCAGATGATCGCATCAGGATTTCTAAGAGCAGCGATGGGGGTTTAGAGTGGCAGGTGATATTCCTCCATTAAATATTGACATCCAAGTCGCTCTTGGAAACCTTACTAGCGCAGTAGATCAAGCCACATCCGAACTTGGAAAAGTAGGCGATGCTGCTAAAAATCAAGAGTCTAAATTCTCGTCATTAAAGACTGTCATGGGTGGAGTCTTTGGTGGAAACTTGATGATGCAGGGCGCACAAATGCTAGAAGGTGGATTGCGCGATGCTATTAAAGCAATTCAAGATACACAAGTAGCCACAGAACAACTTTCAACAGCCCTCAACGATGCTAAACAAAACACCGCCGCCAATAGAACAGAAATCCAAGCGACAACGGAAAAAATGTCGGCTTTGGGTTTTTCTACTTCTGCCACAGAGGGCGCATATAAGACTTTAATTTCTGCAACAGGCTCGACAACTGAAGCCACCAAGTTGATGGCGATGGCGGCTGATCTTGCCCGTTACAAACATGAAGATTTAGCTACTGCCGCTGGCACACTTGAAAAAGCCACGATGGGCAACGCTAAGGCTTTCAAGGAGTTCGGTATCACTCTCGATACAACCTTGCCTAAAAATCAGGCTATCACTAAGGCAATGGATGAGTTAAACCAAAAGATCGGCGGGCAAGCAGTTGGATACACTCACACATTCGCCGGCGAGATTGAAGTCTTAAAAGCCAAGTTTGACGATGTGGCAGTTAAGGTCGGCGCAGTTGTCATGCCGATCCTGACAAAACTGATGGAGTTTATTACGGGCGTTCTCATTCCAGCAATCGTTTGGCTATACAACATCGCCATCGGCGACTGGATTAAACAACTTGTAAATCTCTGGAACACGCACGAAGGTCTAAGAAAAGTCGTCGTTGATGTTATTAAGGCAATCGTTGATGCTCTTGGGTACATCGTAGGGGCTATCGGTAAAGTTGTAGATGCTGCCTCTCACTTGCCTCTTATCGGCAGTCACTTCAAGGGTATCGGCGCAGGTATTGATGAAGCCGCAAAGAAAATCGGTGATTTTGGTAAGGGCTTAGATGCTCTAGCTAATAAGAAAATCGGTGGGGGAGCTAGCCTTGCTGACCAACTCGCCACTGCCGGAACTACTGGCGCGGGTGGGGATACCGGCGTTACAGGCAACCTCGGAGCCGCTGGAAATGTATCTAAAGCCCACGCTGCTGCTGCTAAAGCAACTGCCACCGCACTAGCCAAGCGCAACGCCGAAATCAAGAAATACAACGATGAGGCAGTCAATCTAGAAGATCAGATGAACGCGGTTCTCACAGACCGCCAACAGAAGATGGATGCGGCAACTGCTACTCGTGACGATGCTTTAGCAAAAGCCAACGAAACTTACAACCAATCAGTCGCAGACATCAATCAAAAGTATGACGATGCTATGGCTACGGCTCAAGATAATTACAACACCGCAGTCGAGAACGCTACTGCCACTCATCAGGAAAATTTGCTTGATATTCAGCAACAGTACGCAGATAAAGCCGCGCAGATTGAGCAAGCCGCCGCCGATAAGCGACAGAGTATTATTCAGCAATCTATTGATGCAATGACTAGCGCGTTTGCCAGCGCAACCAAGATTGACATCGGCAAACTATTCACGGCTGGTGGAGGAACTGCCGGCGGTCTAGTATCTCAGTTGCAAGATCAAATGGCTCAAATTACGCAGTTGCAACAAGATGCTGGACTTCTTGCTGCGCAGGGCTACAATCAATCTTTCATCAATGAGGTTATTTCACAAGGGCCAGCACAGGGAGATGCGCTTGCTCAGTCAGTCCTCAACGCAACTCCTGACACTCAAAACTCTATTAAATCTCTCTACGCTCAAATCCAAGACACATCTCAGAACGGGCTCAATACTCTTGCCGCGCAGATGAACGATGGAACGAGTTTTGCTACCCAAGCCCTCGCGCAGCAATACGCGCAAGTCGGCGTTGATCTACAAACACAACTTGCCGCCAACTCATCAGCCATGCAGACGGCAATGGATAAAGAAAACGACACCTTTAATAAATCACTTACCACAGCCCAAGACACCTTAGATAAGGCTACAAAAGCCGCCACAGATGCCCGTGACCTTGCTTTACAAAATGCGCAAGATACCCTTCAGAACTCCATTACGGCGGCTCAGGATGCCTTTAGCAAGTCTGTAACTGCCATCTCAGACTCGACCATGAAACAACTTGATGCGCTTCAAACCAAACTTGAATCGGTAGCCGCTTCTCTTGGCTCCCTCGGTGCCTCGACTGCGAGCATTTCCAGTTATGGGTCAAGTATCGGTATGTCTACGGGTGGAACAAATACTAATCTTGTTAATCCTTTGGGTGGCTCAAAAGATATGTCTAATTACGGCGCACCAGTTATTGGCTCACTCACTCAGAATGTCTATACAACTGACCCATCACTCCCAAGCCTTTCAACTGCTCTAACTACCGCGATCACGCTTGGACAAACTCAAGGCATTATCCCTAAGAGCGCAGTTATCTCTAACTACGCAATCCCGCAAACCTCCAACGGAAGGGGTAACTAATGACTATCACCTCACTTCCTTATTACGGGTTTGCATGGAATGGATTTGCCTTTGGCGGTACTGGTTCTCCCTATCAAATTACAGCGGCAGACGGCATTGAGGGCTTGCCGACAATCAGAAATCAAGACGATACTCAGGGCTTTAACGATGGAATGTTTACGGGCAGGGACTTCTTGGGCGGCAGAACAATCACCCTCACGATCCTCACGCTCTCAGGTAATGGAAACTCTGCTCAGGCTAATTACAACCTATTAAAAGCCGCGCTCTTACCAACATCTACCTACACAGCATTTTCAACAACCAATCAATTACAGTTCCAACTTTCAGCGGCTTCTGGACTTCAATTCTTTAACGCTCGTGTGAGAGATTCTAAAACTGTCATTACCCCAGATTTTACTTACGGATACATTACCTCTCAGTGGACTTTCTATTGCGCCGACCCTCGCTTCTATGACAATACGCAACTAGCTACAACAATCCTTTACTCAAATCTTGGTCGAACATATAACCGCACCTACCCACTCACTTATGGTGGAGGTTCTATCGCCCCATCTGCCGCAGTAAATAATCAGGGTTGGGCTACAACATATCCAATCATTACTATCACGGGGCCGATCACTAACCCATCTGTCGGCTCAACCACTCAAGGTAATTACATTACGATTCAGGGAACTTACGCGGCGACAGACACAATCGTTGTTGACTTGGCTCAAAGATTAGTAACTGTTAATGGAACGACCGCAAGAAATCTTGTCGCAGGTGGATCAAACTGGTTCTCTGCTCAACCAGGGTCTAACTCGTTCTACCTTACGGGTTCGGGTTATACTTTGGGAGTTACCGCCGCATCTGTCGCGTGGTATAACGCTTACATTTAGGAGATGAAGTGACACTTAGAACCCCTCCAAGTTGGCTCCAGAATGGAAGTCACAGCGCGGAAAATGACAGATTGACCCAGCAGGCAATTTGGAAATCAACGGGCATCATCAACTCTGGCGACCTCTACATTTCTCAAAACGGCGTGGGCAATATGAGTGTCAATATCTCAGCAGGTTGGGCTGCGGTTCTTGGAACTTATCAAACAAATATGGGCGTTTATATGGCTTATAACGATGCCACAGTAAACGCAACAATCACCACCGCTAATGGATCAAACCCACGCATTGACCTTATCTGCCTTACTGTCGCCGATGCTTACTATTCTGGTGCATCAAATACTGTCACAGTGAATGTGGTCGCAGGAACTCCGGCCGCATCTCCAGCCGTTCCAGCAACTCCCACTAACTCAATAGCTCTCGGTCAGGTCTATGTCGGAACTTCCGTCACATCTATCCTCACCGCGAACATTACAAACTACAACATTCTTGCTACTTCAGCGACAAACAACAATGTAATGCAAGCCGGCAAAAACGCCATCATTAACGGCGGCATGGACATCTGGCAACGCGGTACTTCTATCGCATTGGCGGCTTCCGCAAATGCATACACCGCGGACAGATGGCAAGTGAATACAGGCGCGAATGAAGCATCCACAATTTCCCGTCAAGTAACTGGCGACACTACAAACCTTCCTAACATTCAGTATTGCGCGAGAGTGCAGCGTAACTCCGCGCAAACGGGAACAAGTGCGATCTACTTTGTTCAATCTTTAGAAACTATTAACTCAATACCGCTTGTTGGAAAGCAGGTCACAGTATCTTTTTATGCTCGTGCTGGAGCCAATTACTCTGCAACAAGCAACCTTTTACAAGCGTACTTAACCATTGGAACCGGTGTAGACCAAAATGTTTTATCAGGTTTCACGGGCGCAGTAGCCGCGCTATCCACAAATGCTACTCTAACTACAACTTGGCAACGCTTTAGCATTACTGGCACCATACCAACAACAGTTACACAAACAGCAATACAATTTTCTTACACACCAACAGGAACCGCAGGAGCCAACGACTACTTTGACATCACAGGCGTACAACTAGAACTTGGCTCAACCGCTACCACCTTCTCTCGCGCTGGTGGAAGTATCGGGGGAGAGTTGGGGCTGTGTCAGAGGTATTACTACAGAAGTAGCTCTACAGGAGCCAACCCTGGCGAACAAACTAGACTAGGTGAAGCTATTGCCTACTCAACTACCCAGGGTTTAGGCTTTATTAAATTCCCCGTAACAATGAGAATTATTCCTACCGCTTTAGATTTTGCTTCTCTTGTTGTTTATCAAGGAACTACAGGGCAACCATCTTTAACCAGTGTATCAATTAACACCGATTGGCAAAATCAAAATATGGGAGCAATTAACTTTGTCTCTAGCGGGCTAACAACTACAACCTCTTATTTCTTAGGTGTTACTCCTTCGGTTAGCGCATATGCTGGATTTAGTGCGGAACTATAAAATGATTATCACCTACCCGATTATTGTCGATACCAACGGAAACCTAATCAAAATGGTTTTATTAGACCATGAAAACGGTTCTTTTACTTCAATGACTAAAACAGATTACGATGCACAACAGGCATCTAGCACACTCCCATCCGAGTCTTCTATCCCACAGGCAGGTAACTAATGAGCAGAGCGCAGAGTCGGTCGCAAGGGTTGAGCAGAATACAGGCAGAGGCTACGGCTCAGGCTAATTTCACGGCGCAGTTGGCGGCTACTAATGCGAAGTTAGAGGCGTTGGGGCTGACGGCTCAGGATATTGCGACACTCTTAAACGCCGCAAAAGGGTAGTGTATTGGTATGGCTACTCAGTATCGCTACCTGTTAGCCGATGTTCTCACTAACCAAATCCTCGCAGAGCTATCCCTTACCAATGTTAATTTCACTCAGCAACTAAACACCGCCGGAACTTTTACGGGGGAGTTGCTTCTCACGGGTGTAAACACCGCCAAACTCAATGTGCTTAACTCAACCATTCCAGCTAGATGCGCGATTTATGTTGATCGCTCAGGAGTCTTGGTATGGGGCGGGATTATCTGGAACCGCGAATGGGACACGGGAAACCAAAGACTCAAGATTACCGCCAGAGAGTTTGAGTCTTACTTTGAACGCCGAAGGATTACATCGACCCTAGTCTTTACAAACCAAGACCAACTGACTATTGCCGAAAACCTTATTAACGCCGCGCAATCAGTACCTTATGGAAATATCAATGTGCTAATACCCTCAACAACTTCAGGGGTAATTATTGGATCGCAGATTTACTACAACTATGAACTTAAAACCTATTTCAACGCGCTTTTAGATTTGGCTAAAAACAACAACGGCTTTGATTTCAATATTAAAGTCGCCTATGACGGAAGCGGAAACCCTACAAAGACCCTCCAACTAGGCTACCCACGATTGGGAAATACTTACTCATCGTCATCAGCAACTGTTCCCGTGTTTCAAATCCCTGCTGGAAATATCGTTCAATACAACTACAAAGAAGATGGCACTAAAGCCGCTAACTCTGTCTATGCCACAGGCGCAGGGTCTAATGAGGGCAAGCTAATCGCTAACAGCGTAGATACAACTAAGACTTTATCTGGCTGGCCCTTACTAGAGGATTCATCTAATTACTCCAACATCACCGACTCAACACTTCTAGGCGGGTTGGCAAGTGGTCAGGTACTAGCTACCTCCTATCCACCACAGACCCTTCAGATTGTCGCGCCGCCATATCTCGATCCTGTATTTGGAACTTACAACTTAGGAGATCAAGCCCGCGTAATTCTTAAAGATAATTTCTACCCTTCTACCTTTGACGGCAACTATCGCATCGTGGGATTAAATGTCAGCCCCGGCGAGAATGGCCCTGAGCGCGTAACCTTGACCCTTACAACAACATCTAATTAGGGAGGCGATCTAGTGCCCTGGGTAAATCAGCCACCAGCAATCCGTGACATCTTTGCGCTCTTAGATGATCGCATTCGCAAACTTGAAACTTCTGGTCGCTTTACTGTCCCCATTGTCGCAACTGACCCGACAAATTACCGCAAGGGCGATATGTGGATCAACTCAACAACTAACACTCTGAAAGTCGTGGACTCGGTTGGTACAATTAGAACCGTCACCATTGTCTAACCCATAACCCGAAAGGGCGCAAATGTTCTGGAGTAACGCTAACTCAATTTCAAACACTATTTGGGCAACCCTTGAGAGCATAGTTATTATCGGAACACCTATCTTTTTTATCCTCAAAGGACAGAGAAAACTGGACAAGCGTTTAGACCGTATCGAATACGCACTATTTAACGATGGTAAGACGGGGCTGATTAACAAAGTCGATGCTCTGATCGAGAACCAGCAAAGCATTAAAACGGATGTAGCAGTCCTCAAAGCGCAAAAAGAGGATTAAAATGACGGATGCTCACGATGGGAATGTGACCCACTCTTACACAATCCACTATCCGGCGCATCCAGCTCGCACCGATGACCCTCATTATGTCGATTTTAACCACTACCACAAGGCAACCCATGACACAGCAAAATGCTCAATCGGAGAACACAGAGATGACTTCTCAGAGTGCAGCCTTGATAAGCCTCTTGAATTGCATCACGCGCACATCGAATTTAGCCTACAAAACGGGGTCGATCTCAAATGGCTGGAAGTCGATTATCCAGGAGTATCTAACCCTGACGAAGTAGGAAAATGGGTAGAATCGGCAGAGAACCTAGTTTGGCTTTGCGAGTTCCATCATCGCGGTTCAGGTGGGGTTCATGTAGCAGCCGCAAGCGATTTTGAAGCAGAAAAATATGTTCGCAACCTCATCGGAAAGAAGGAAACAAATGGCTAAGTTCAAACTCAATCTCACAGCAAAAGAAAAGGCACTCCTTGAGCATTATGGCTACGGTGTAGTCGCTGCTAGTTATGCCGCATATCAAATTGACCCACACGCAACCGTTAAGCAGATCGCCATTGAAGCACTTGTCGGCGGATTGCTCGCTCCACTTTTGGCTCGTATTAACCCAAAGAGCCTTGTGAATACAATCACGAAAGACACAGGCGCACCTGCTCCATTGGTTCAGGCTGGCGTTGATGCCGTACTTGCTGATGCAAATAAGATCGTTGCGGCTGAAACTCCAAAGGCTAAGTAGTAGCATAAGCACACGCCGTTATGGGCTTCGTTCCATGACTTAAAGCCCTGCCCTACGGGGTGGGGCTTTTGTGTTAAGAAAGAGGTCAGATGTCCACCGCGCTTGATGTCCTTAATGTAGCTCGCTCGCAACTTGGCTTTCACGCGGGGGCGCAAGATGAAAACCCTTATGGCGACTGGTACGGAATTAAAAACGCACCTTATTGCGCGATGGGAGTTTCTTGGTGCTTTGCTCAGGTTGGACTCTCTCACCTCATAGCCGCGCAAACTCCTAAAGGTTTTGCCTATAACCCTGCCGCGTTGCCCTGGTTTCAACGGCAAGGGCTAGTTGTCAATAAATACGCCGCGCAACCTGGCGATCTTGTCTTTTATGACTGGAACTCAGATGGCACCGTTGATCATGTCGAGATTATCGAGAACGCTTCTCCAGACGGCATTACCACTATCGGCTTTAATACAGGCAACCCCAATGATGCCGTTCACGAAAGTGGGTGCTGGCGCGTTCATCGCCCGTACTTATTCATTGCCGCGATTGTTAGACCTAAGTACCCAGTACCCCTCAAACCCGTTTCTAAGGGCTCTACGAGCAAGAAGGCGACTGCGGTAGTGGGTGGAACGGGAACAGTCATCGCCGGTGCCACAGGGATCATGCACAACGGGATGCTGACTACTACCCCAACCGCTTCAACCCCTGCTAAAACTGTATTCGTAGCTCCACCTTTTCCCGTTTCTAAAACCGCCTTCAATCTAGGTCAGCAAAACTCCGCAGTCATGGCAGTTGAGTTGGCTCTTACAAAGGCTGGATTACTCCCCCACCAATACGACACGGGCATTATGAACACCTACGCGCAAGCCGCGCTGGTTAAATATGAGGTCAATCTAGGGCTGAAAGTTACGGGCGCACTTCCGCAGATTATTTACGATCAACTCAAAGGCACACTATGAAATTAAAAGACCACTTCAGGTTTCACATATTCGATGCCAAGCAACTCACGATCGCTATGACTGGCGCGTTCTCGACTTGGGCGGCTACTGGCTTTCAACACGATATGCCCCACTTGGGGTACATCTTGGTCGGCTTTATTACTGGCGGTCTAGTTTCGCATGAGTCTATGGCAAACCCGAATGTAACCCCCGACTCCCACATCGCCACCCCATACCTCGCCAACATAGACGATGGGGGAGTGACCAAGCCGATAGCCATACCCTCAGACCCGTATAAGCCTGAAGGGGCAGATGTCAAGCAGGTCATCAAGATCAATAGTGGGCTGATAAAGGAATGATTTATCTCTGGACTTTTATCGGTTTCCTATTGCTACTTTTAACAATGTGCCTATAAGATCATCCCGTTGGCAACCGCCAATGATCCAAAAAAACTTAACATTGCTCGCTGGCGTGAGTGCTATCAAACCAGCAATAGAACCCTCGTCACTAAAAGGCGGGGGTTTTCTTATTGCGTGTCAAATCGCTTCCCATAATTATTCTCGGTACGCTTCTCCCTGAAAGGGAGGCAACCAATGGCACTATCCGACTCAATCGAAAAGTTCACCGCTAAAACCTATAAATGCACACTAGCGATCATTACAGAAATGCTTGATAAGAAAGACCGCGAAGTGTTGCTCAACGCTATTAAAACAGGAGTCCCAACTACGACTCTCGTCTCAGCTCTCAGATCAGAGGGTTTCCAAATCGCAGAGGCTACCTTTAACAAACACCGCAACGGGAAATGCTTGTGTCCATCAGAGGACTAAACGAAGTCCTGAAAGACCGCCAAGAAACTTATGGCAGTCCAGAGGAGGCTTTTACCCGTATCGGGCGAATGTGGGGAGCAATCCTTAACAGAGATGATATCCCTGCCCACGAAGTTGATCTTATGATGCTCGCTCTTAAAATAATCAGAATCGCAAATAACCCACAACACGAAGACTCTTGGCTAGACCTTTCCGGTTACATCCAACACGGGCGAAAGATTGTAGGCATCGATGAGTCTTGAAAAAGCAATCAAACGAGCAGATGAGGAATCAACGATAGATGACCTACGCGATGCGCTCGCCAACACGCAAAGACAACTCGCCAAAATCAAGAAAAGCCGTGATGATTTTACTTCAGCAGTTGTTCAAGCTGCCCATGATGCGATGCTATCTCTTGGCGCAATCCCACCAGTCCCAACACCAAAGAAAGATGTTCGCACCAAGCGTGGCGAAGTAGCTCTCCTTCATTCGACAGATTGGCAACTAGGAAAGCAGACTCTCACCTATAACACAAAAGAGTGTGAGCGACTTGTTAAGCAATCCATAGATAAGACAATTAAGATCACCGAGATTCAAAGAACTCACCACCCAGTCAAAGAGTGCGTTCTCATGCTTGGTGGGGACATTGTAGAAAACACGACAATATTCCCCTCACAGGTTTATGAAGTGGACTCAGATGTTATGGCGCAATTTGTCGCAGCATCTCGGATAATGATTGACATTGTTCGCACACTCCTAGCCAATTTCGATAAGGTAACAGTTGTTTGTGAGCCAGGTAATCATGGAAGAATTGGAAAACTTGGCGAACTTCCAAAAGATGTGAACTGGGACAAGTTGGTCTATATGTTTGCAGGGCAGGCTTTGAAAGATGAAAAGCGACTGACTTGGCAGATGAGCAAAGAGGATATTCAGCGCGTAACAATAGGCAACTACAAAGCCCTACTTATTCATGGTGACGAAATCCGGTGGGGTACTGCTTCAACGATTGTCAGGTTTGCTGACCGCTGGAAGTCAGGGGCTTACAAGTTCTTTGATGAAGTGGATCAAATCACTAAAGGCTTTGATTTTAGAGATTTATACATCGGTCACTTCCATCAGCACCAATCTTGGAACATGGCTAATGGCGAAGGGTCGGTCTTTATGAGCGCAGCGGTTGAATCTGGTAATCGTTACGCCAGAGATTTACTCGCTTCCAATGGTGAGCCTTCTCAGCGTTTGCACTTTGTCGATCCTGATAAAGGTCGGGTTACTTCTGAATATAGGTTGTGGCTAGAGTGACCACCATCGTTGCGGTGCAAACTGCCGAAGGAGTGAGGTTTGGCGCAGATGCTCAGGTGACTGCGACTAGAAAATACTCACATATTCACATGACAAAAATCAGTCGGCGTGGACAGTATCTCGTTGCCGGAAGCGGATTATCTAGCTACTGCGATGTTGCTCAACATATCTGGAACCCACCAGTACCAACTGCTAATGATAAAAAAGACATCTATCACTTTGTAATCTCAAAAGTAATCCCATCGTTTAAGCAATGCTTCAAAGACAACGATCTCAAGTTAGAAGGCGACAAAGATGAAGAAACCCGATTTGCGTTCCTTATTGCAGTATGTGGCGAAGTGTTTGACATTGGGGATGATTTCGCCGTTTCTATTGATGCTGGTGGTCTATACGCTATCGGTTCGGGTAGCTCACTCGCTCTGGGTGCGCTGGAGTCGGGCAAGTCAATCAAGCGAGCGTTAGAAATAGCCGCAAAACATGATCCCTACACCGGCCCACCATTTATCTACGCAGAGCAGAAAAAGGGCTAATCCTCTTCATCATCTAAGAAACTGACCTGAGAAATATCTATTTCTTGGTTCTTGGCTGCCATTAAGCCCGTTACAAATAGGGTGCTGGCTCTGCCCACAATATCGTCAATCTGATCGGGGTACTTCAGTTCAGCCTCTACCATAACGGCAAGGCCGTACAGACTGATTTGGACTCTAATCATGACCTAATCTAAGCACGAAACGCCCGAAATTGGGTGCTTCCCAAATCGTAATCTATGCCGTAAGGTATCGCCCAACAGGTTCCAGCAGGAACCCCCAAACGGAAGGCAACTCATGGCTAAGTTCAACTTAGACGATTATGAAACAGTTGAATCCAGACTCAAGAAGTTCTGGGCGCAATTCCCAAACGGCAGAATCCACACTTTCCTAGTTCATCGTGACGATAGAAGTTTCATCGTTCGCGCAGAGCTATACACAAACCAAGAAGACAATCGCCCAATCACAACGGGCATGGCTGAGGAAATCATCGGCGTTGGAATGGTGAACACCACTAGCGCGCTAGAGAACGCAGAA